AGGTTGGAGAGAAATGAAAAAACCGGTCACTTCAAGATTTTACTCGGCACATTTTTGCTTCACCTTAGGTGAATTTGCAAAAGAAGTCCAACACAATCCTGAATATTATTTTCACGGAGAAGAAATTTCAATTGCCGCGAGGGCTTATACTCATGGATATGATTTATTCCACCCTCACCTACCTGTTGTATACCACGAATATACTCGTAAGGGTAGAACGAAACAGTGGGACGATGACAAAACATGGGGAGATAAAAACAAACACTCCCATCTGACAAATAGAAAGTTATTTGGAATGGACGGTGAGATACAAGAAGGACACGATGGCCCTTATGGTTTTGGCACAGTAAGGACACTTAGAGATTATGAAAAATACAGTGGTTTGTTATTCGAAAAACGTGCAGTACAAAGATATACTTTAGATAAAAATTATCCTCCAAATCCTTATAATTATGAAACTGAGGAAGATTGGAAAAAAGATTTTGCATCTGTTTATAAGCATTGTATTGATGTAGGATATTCAAGTGTTCCTGAAAAAGACTATGATTTTTGGGTTGTTGCATTCCATGGACCTAATGATGAAACATTGTTCAGAAAGGATGCTGATAAATCAGAAATCAACAGACTGATGAACGACCCTGACAAATACTGTAAAATTTGGAGGGAATTTCAAACTGACGTTCTTCCAAAGTATTGGGTTGTGTGGCCACACTCAGAGTCGAAGGGATGGTGTGATAGACTTACAGGACAACTAAATCATAATCACGTTAGCTAATGATTTTCACAGATGCTCCGAAATTTGTTGTAAATTTGGAGAGACGAAAAGATAGGTTCGAATCCATCAAAAAGGAGATGGAGTATATCGGTTGGGAATACGAGTATTTTCCTGCGGTGGATACAAACAGTCATGTTGGGTGCACAAAATCACATTTGGAAATTATAAAGCTTGCCAAAGAGAGAAATTATGATAAGGTTCTCATAGTTGAAGATGATTGTACCATAATGCCTTATGCAAAATCTTTTATCGAAAAATGCGAATCTACAACAGATAATTTTGAGTTTTCCGTTGTAAACTTAGCTCCCACTTTGAACAGACCGGTCAATAGAAGTGAGAAATTTCCTTGGTTTTTAGATGCAACTAATCTACCTCCCAAGGAGGAACATCATAGGGGAATTTTTGCTACCAACATGATAATGTATCATAGTTCAGTTTATGATAAGGTTTTAGAAATAGAAGAGGCTTCAAAATTGAATTATTTTGCAATTGATGACTTTATCTATCAATTTATTACAAGTATTTATCAGAGTTATGTACCCATAGTACCAATAGGACCTCAAATTTCTGATTGGTCAGATGTGTCACACGGACAGTATAATAATTTTTATACTCAAACTTATAATTGGAATCAATACTCTCCTGTGAAAATACCTGGTGAGTTTTTAAGTTTACATAACAATAAATCTACAAAAGAACAAAATATTCATATAGAATTTACCCATGCGAACTAAATTTATAACTTGTATCTACAGTGATTTGGCTGGGACAGGGTTTGGAGGAAGAAGCTCAAGAGGCGGTCATTATCAATACAGTTTACTTTCACTTTTGAAAATGACAGATGCTGATTTTGTTTGTTATACCTCAGATAGAGAGATTGAAAGACTAAAAAGGTTTTTTTATACCGAAAATAATATTAGTGAAGATAAACTTCAATTTGTAATCTTTGATTTGAAAAAAACTAAATTCGAAGAACTCCTTTCCAAACACAAAAATTATGAAGATGCTAAAACTGGTGACAGATGTATTGAAATTCAGTGGTCAAAATTTGCTTGGTGGTGGAATGAAGATAAATCTTATGATTATTATTTTTGGATTGACGCAGGTTTATCTCACTGTGGTCTTATACCAAACAAATACCTTACAGGTAGTTTACACCCTCAAGGTAGGTATTATGAAAGTAATCTTTTCAGTAATAGTTTTCTCAAAAATTTGATTGAGGATACTGAAGGTAAGTTCTTGATATTGGGAAAAGACAATGAAAGAAATTATTGGTCTGGAACTGTGAATGAAAAGTGGTACAACAATTACGATAGAAGTATTCATATTATAGGTGGAATGTTTGGAGGTCATAGGGACCTGTGGGACAATGTTGTTGGTATTTTTGAAAATTATGTTAATCAAATAACACCAGTCGAAAGAGTATATCATGAAGAGGTTATTATGAGCTTGATGTATCAAAATCATAAAGACTTGTTTGTACGTAAGCACTTTGACATTTGGTGGTGTCCCGATAATTGTCCATCAGGCACGAATCCAAAACTGTTTGAAGAAAATAAAAGTTTTTACAGAATATTAGAAGAATTTAATAGAATTTATGAGTAATATAACATTAGTCACAGGTATATGGGACATCGGTAGGTCCGAATTGAGTGAAGGTTGGTCACGACCTTATCAACACTATTTAGATAAATTTGAAAAATTGTTAGAGGTTGATGCTAACATAATTATCTATGGCGATAAAGAATTAGAAGAATTCGTTTTCTCAAGAAGAAAACAGTCCAATACACAATTTATAGAAAGACCCCTTTCTTGGTTTCAAAACAATGAATTTTTCCCTTTGATTCAAAATATCAGAAATAGTAATAGTTGGAAAAACTTGGCTGGTTGGTTGAAAGACTCAACACAAGCTCGTTTGGAAAATTATAATCCATTGGTAATGTCCAAAGTATTTCTGTTAAACGATGCTAAAATAATGGATAAGTTTAATTCTGAATATCTTTTTTGGATTGATGGTGGATTAACAAATACGGTGCACCCTGGTTATTTCACACATGATTTGGTTTTAGATAAACTATCCAAATATATTTCAAAATTCTCTTTTATCTGTTTCCCTTATGGTGCTGAAAGGGAGATTCATGGTTTTGAATATAATAAATTGAATGAAATTGCTGGTGCCAAAGTTAACAAAGTTGCTCGAGGTGGGTTTTTTGGAGGACCGAGAGAAACGATATCAAACTTGAATTCAATCTATTATGGATTATTAAGGTCCACTTTGGAAGAAGGTTTCATGGGAACTGAGGAGTCTATCTTCAGTATAATCTGTTATAAGCATGCAGACCTTGTAAATTATTTCGAAATCGAATCCAATGGATTAATTGGTAAGTTTTTTGAAGACTTGAAAAATGACAAGCTCGTGCCGAAAAACGAAAAGTCGGCTACCATACAAAACAAGCTTGATACAAGTAAAGTGGGTTTATATGTCATTGGTTTTAATAGTCCCAAACAATTTCAAACGTTGATTGATTCAATGATGGAATATGATAAAGATTTTTTACTCAAAACAAAAAAGTTTTTATTGAATAATTCCACTGACCGAAACACAGATTTAATTTACAGTCAAATTTGTGATGAATATCAATTTGAAGAAATAAAAAAAGATAATTTGGGTATTTGTGGTGGACGCCAATTTATTGCAGAACACTTTGAAAACGAAACCGATTTGGATTACTATTTGTTTTTTGAAGATGACATGTTCTTTTTCTGTAAACCAGATGAAGTGTGTAGAAATGGTTTCAACAGAATGGTTCCAAATCTTTTCACAAAGTCATTAGAAATTACTAACAAAGAAAATTTTGATTTCCTCAAACTTAATTATTCTGAGTTTTTTGGTGACAACAGTATTCAATGGTCTTGGTATAATGTACCACAACATGTGAGAGAAGAATTTTGGCCAGGAAAACCAAGGCTCCCCCAAATGGGACTCGACCCAAATGCTCCCAAAGCAAAATATGATTCTATTCTATCTCACAAAGGAGTTCCATACGCAACAGGAGAAGTTTATTATTGTAATTGGCCTCAGATTGTTTCAAGACCTGGTAATGTCAAGATGTTTTTGGACACCACATGGGCACATCCTTTCGAACAAACTTGGATGAGTCATATGTACCAATTGACAAAGAAGGGTGAATTGAAACCGGGTATTTTATTACTCACTCCAACGGAACACAATAGATTTGAACATTACAGTAGAGATTTAAGGAAAGAGTCATAACAATATATTTATTGTTATGGAATTTTATATCGCTAAGAATGCTACCCTTCCGTTGCTTAAAATGCAGGTTGTTCAAGACGGGAGGTCGAGTTATTTGGAACTGATGAAGTCGTTGCCGTATTCAACAATCTTTTTCACAATGGTTGATGTTTATACAGGTATTCCGAAAATTGTCTCCGCTCCTTGTTATATTGTTTCATTGATTTTACCTGAGCCAGGAGCAGCTACTGAGTATTATATTTATTTCCAATTTACATCTATGGATACCGATACACCAGGAAGATATCAAGGTCAGTTTCTCATAAAAAACGATGAGGGTAATTTGATACTTCCACTCAGAGAACAACTGTATATAAACATTGAGGAGAGTTTCATTTCTGAGTCTCCTTGTTGTTGATTTGATTGAGCACAACTTTTTATTATATTTATTGGAGAATGAGTAAGGTGAACTTCACGATAGTGTGAAAGCCAATTAACCACTCGGAAAAATATATGATTTCAAGTCAAGAAATTGAGGAGTTCCTCCACGGGAATGACCTCGAACAATTTATAGTCGCTATTGAGTTCGACTATGTCTCAAACTCCATTTACAAGATAAAAGAAATACCCGGTAAAGGTAAAGATATTCGTAAAGACCATTTCATTCCATTTGCATGGGTTGGAGACCTTAGAGGTTTGGGTTTCTATAATGATTCAAAAATGGCTCAAAAGGAAGCTATGTCTAAACATGGGATTGTTATTGACAAACTTGAAACCAAAGGGGATGAAAGACTTGAAAAAGGTTTGACATTCATGGTCAAATCTCTGAAGGGATATCGGGAACTCATTCAGTTTTTCAGAGACGGTAATTTAGACCCGTGGGGTGAGAAAGCGAAAGATAAGATTTTGATTCTTCCACCTGTGGAACAATATCTAATTGCTAAAGAAAAAAGATTATTCAAGGGTTTCGATGATTACGACCAAGTAACACGTTTGGTGTTTGACTTGGAAACAAATGCTTTGGACCCCAAGGATGGTCGGATATTCATGATTGGAATTAAGACCAACAAAGGTTATCATAAAGTAATTGAGTGTCTTGATGAATCACAAGAGAAGGGTGCAATCATAGAATTTTTCAATATCATCGACCAAATAAAACCATCAATCATAGGTGGATATAACTCGGCAAACTTCGATTGGCACTGGATATTTGAAAGGTCACAAAGGCTTGGAATTGATATGAGAAAAACAATCAAATCTCTTCATCCTCAACATTCCTATACAAGAAAAGAAACTATCTTAAAACTTGCAAATGAGGTTGAAGATTTTCTTCAGACTTCAATTTGGGGTTATAATGTCATAGATATCATTCATGCGGTTCGTAGGGCTCAGGCAATCAACTCAAGTATCAAGGCTGCGGGTCTTAAATACATTACAAAGTTTATTAACAAAGAGGCGAAAGACCGTGTATACATCGAACATACAGATATTGGAAAAATGTATGCTGCAAAAGAGGAGTATTGGTTGAATATACAAAATGGTAATTACAAAAAAGTTGGATTAGACGAAAAGATAGATATGGCTTGTAAAAGAAGAGAAGATGTTTACATCGTAACCACAGGAGACAATCTCGTAGAAAGATATCTTGATGACGACTTGGAGGAAACATTGGCCGTGGATAAAGAGTTCAATCAAGCGTCATTTCTACTTGCTTCCATGATACCAACTACATACGAAAGGGTATCAACAATGGGAACCGCAACTCTATGGAAAATGCTCATGCTCGCTTGGTCACACAAACACGGTTTAGCCATACCTGAGAAACAATCGAAGACAGACTTCGTAGGAGGTCTTTCTCGACTACTTAAGGTTGGATATAGTAAGAATGTACTCAAGTTAGACTTCTCGTCTCTATACCCCTCTATTCAGCTCGTACACGATGTATTTCCGCAGTGTGATGTCACAGGTGCAATGAAAAGAATGCTAAAATATTTCAGAGACACTCGTATACGTTATAAACAACTTGCTGAGGAGTATTATACAACTGACCCCGAAAAATCAGCATCCTACTCAAACAAACAATTACCAATCAAGATATTCATCAACTCAATGTTCGGTGCCCTTTCAGCGCCACAAGTGTTTGCTTGGGGTGACATGTATATGGGAGAACAGATTACTTGTACTGGTCGTCAATACCTTCGTCAGATGATTAAGTTTTTTATGACCAAAGGGTACGTTCCTCTTGTGATGGATACGGACGGTGTTAACTTCTCAAGTCCTGATGACGCAGATACTCATAGATATATTGGTCGAGGATTGAATTGGAAGGTTAAGGCTGGAAAAGTTTATACAGGACCTGAAGCTGACGTTGCAGAATACAATGACATCTTTATGAGAGGAGAAATGGCTCTTGATACTGATGGTGTTTGGCCCTCGTGTATAAATCTTGCCAGAAAAAATTACGCTGTAATGGATGCCAAAGGAAAGATAAAATTGACCGGCAATTCTATCAAATCAAAAAAACTTCCATTATACATTGAAGAGTTTCTTGATAGAGGTATTAAACTTCTGTTGGAAGGAAGGGGTAAAGAATTTATTGAGTATTACTATGAATATCTACAACTAATATTTGACAAAAAAATTGTGTTATCCAAAATTGCTCAGAGGGCTAAGGTGAAGTTGACACTTGATGATTATAAAAAAAGATTAACACAAAAAACAAAGGCGGGTAATTCCATGTCTCGGATGGCACACATGGAACTAGCCATCCAAAACAACTTGAGCATCAACTTGGGTGATGTAATCATGTATGTTAACAACGGTAAAAAAGCTTCAGAGGGAGATGTTCAAAAACTCACGGCTAAACAAATAAAAGATACAAATCAATTAAGAAAGTTAGAAAATCCTAATGCGGTTGAAATTGTTGATGGTGTTCAGGTGAACTGTTACATGTTGGATGCGAACATCTTAGACACAAATCCAAACATGACAGGTGATTATAATGTACCAAGAGCGGTTGTCACTTTTAATAAAAGAATTGAACCTTTGTTGGTTGTATTTCAACAGGAAGTTAGAGACGGATTAATTGTTAATGACCTGGCTGAGAGGGGAATATTTACCACATCACAATGTGAATTAATCAACGGTATGCCATTTGAAGAGGGAGACCAAGATAAGTTGGATGAGGATGTTTTACAAATCACAGAGCAAGAAATGGAATATTGGGGTAAGAGAGGGTTGAAACCTGATTACATGTATAAATTAGCTGAAGAGGGTTGGGAAAAAAAATTAGGACTGCTTCAATCCGTCTGATGAAAGTATATACCAAGCGTTTCTAACAAATCTGAACTCAACACAAGCAAATCTGTCTAATTCTACTTCTGCATACTCTTCATCAATTAAACCTACGTCAGAGACAACTAAGAGCTTTGTCATTGATTTAACTACTACGTGGTCACTTGTTCTCGAATTCAAAGCAAGAGTTGCTTCCTTAACACCTCTGACAACGATACACGCTTCTCCCTGAACAGTATAAGACGATTCGGAAACCAAAGCAACTTCTGAGGTTTGAATTCTCTCTCCGTTGATAATACGAACGGAGGGTATGGATTTAACTATTGCCATTCTAAATTACATATATTTGACGAGGCATTGCTCTGAATTTCATTTGCTTATTCAAGTTCTCAGCAATAAGAGCTTCTCTTTCCATAACCTTTTCGGGTCTCAGTCTCGTTAACCAACCTTCAGCTCCAGTCAATTCTTCGATTAATTTAAGTTTCTCATCTTTAGCTTCGGTTGAAAGACTTTGATAATCCATTTGGATTTCTGAGTCGGGTGTTTTGAGATTTCCTGAATACTTTCCTCTAACTCTTGATAGAGTTTCTTTGGCGTAAGCTGTAAACCATCTTCTTACCCACTGTTGTCCTGGAACGTTAATATCTTCCCATAAAAGTGATTCGATAGGAACATCAGTTGGTAATTTAATGATATCAGGGTTGGCTTTTAAACAATCCTTTCTATCGTCAGGGCCTACATCATAATACCAATACCAAACAGCTCTTCCAACATACAGGCTATAATTACTCCAGTTGAATCTTCCACCGGGAGTGTTATAAAGGAATATATTCTTTTTTCCATCGGGTAAACCAGTTATTCTATAAGTTAATGAACCACCTAAGATTCTATTCAAAATATTTGCTTCTTGCATTCTTATCAGGTAGTCAAATCCCGACATCATGAAATATGAACCTTGATAACCCATTTGAGCATATCCAGCTTCGTTTGCTCCCAATCCAATACCTCCAAATCCAAATCCACCCACACCTCCAAGACCGAAAGCGGTCCAAGGTTGGTTTGAAAACCATAGTAACTCATTGACTTCACGACCTGCAGGGATTTCGTAGTTTTGAGTGTTGGCACTCAGAATGAAATAGTCTTTCTTTAATACCCAAGGACCCATAGTCTGTAATCCAACAATCTTGGAATAAGCATATGAAAATTGTTGTTCGAAATCCATTGTTCTTGTGACAAGCGCTCTGGCAACGGATTTTTCATTCATGTTCAAGTTAACAAGGTTAACCCACTGAGAATCAATCAACCACTGTAAAACATACTCTTCATAATCTCCAATAGAAAGTTCCATTAGAGAATCTAACATTTCGTCTGTGAGTTCGACACTACGTAAAGGTGCTCCTAATTGATTTCTTAATCTATTATAAATCCTACTTCTTTCTGGTTCAGGGATAACAGCCATGAAAATGATTTAGCTATAAATATCATCTTAGAGTATAAATCAAATCACCGATAGGAAACTTGTATGCATTTATTCCTTTTTCGATGTTTTCGTTTTTAAATACAATTGTTTCAAATGAATTACTAAAAATCATCCAGTCAACATTATATTTTTTTACACTACTCGGTGTTAATACAACATATTTTTCATCCTCAATAAAATAAGTTGAAAATGGTTTTATTTGAGCTTTGTAAATCTGACCCTCTGTTTTGATTTCACCATCCAATCCCTCAGAATCAGATTGAGCTCCGAATAAACTTTTGATTTCGACATTACCTTCTCCGAACTCTTTTTCCAATCTATCTTTTGACCAAAGTTCTACTTTCTCTCCTTTGATTCTACTTTCACCCAAGTTCGACATGATGGCCTTATAAAATGGTGAACCCTCTGTAAAAATTTTATCGGCACCCATTACAAGTATTTTGACAAGTCTTTTGATTCCTTCAACTTGTTCTTCGGGTTTTTTACCTTGTAATAAAATCTTTGGTTTACCAAGAGATGAAAGTAGGGCGTTTATACTTTTTGTTATCATACAAAAAGCCCTATGGTTTCCCGCTAAATAACTTATGTCATGTCTCATACCGTCTTTATAAAAACCCTGCATTCTATTTTGGGTAATATCTCTTTCTTTGTATTCCAACCAAGGGACTGTCTTTAGAGCTCTATAAATTCCACCACCATAAATTTTACTTATCTCGTTGTTTTCCAATAAAGTTTGAAAAAACTTATCGTCCTCTTTACTACATGCGTGAATATAATTGTTTGGACCTTCCATCAATAACTCTTGACCGATTTTTGATTCAATCAATTTGGTTTTGGATTTCATTTCGAATAGCTTGGAAACAAAATCCCAATTTACAACTTTCCAAAAGTTTGTGATGTATTCGTCTCTTTTGTTTCTGTATTTGAGATAATAAGCGTGTTCCCAAAGGTCCAATCCCAAAAGAGGAAATCCACCACCTTCAACAACATTCATTAGAGGATTGTCTTGGTTTGGGGTAGACATAATTTTCAACTTTCCGGCTTTGGTAATAATTAACCAAACCCAACCAGAACCGAATCTGTCTTTAGCAATTGTTTCGAACTTCTTTTTGAAGTTTGTGAAAGTTCCATACTCTTTGGTAATTTTTTTATAAAGGTCGCCCGTTAACTTTTTTGGTTTTGGGGTTAACATATTCCAAAACATTGCGTGGTTGAATGCCCCACCGGCATTGTTTCTGATTACCTTGTCGTATCTCGAGATGTTTTTGATTATCTTCTCAAGTTCCAAATCACCGTAATTCTTTTTGGATAATGCGTCGTTCAATTTATCTACATAACCCTTATAATGTTTGTTGTAGTGAAACTCCATTGTCTCGGGGTCAATGAAGGTTTTAAGGGCTGAGTAGGAGTAGGGTAGTTTTTCAATCCCTATTTTTTTCATTTCTGTGAGGAGTAAATTTTTCTCTTCGTTCACTTTGTTCTCCAAAATCTTGTATTCGATGTTTTGGATTTCTTCTTGTAATTTTTTCATAAATAACGAAAGGCGTTTTATATAAATAACACGCTTTCTGATATTATCTCATTTCGTTGATGCGGTTCATTATTTCTTCTACGAAGTCCGCAGAGTTTTGGATGTCCCCCATAACAGTAGCAATAACGTTTTTCTTTTGGTTTAATATGTCATAGATAATCCCCTCAATTGTGTTTTCAAATATTGGGTAGTAAACTAATACATTGTTCTTCTGACCGTATCTGTACGCTCGGTCTTCGGCTTGAGAGTGGTCGGATGGTAGAAAAGATAAGTCGTTCATTATCACCGCTTCGGCTGATGTTAGGGTAATACCCACACCTGCTGCTTTGATGTTTCCAACAAATACTTTAATTTTCTCATTTTCTTGGAACTGGTCCACCGCGAATTGTCTTTCGGGTTTTGTCATCGAACCATCTAATTTCACTGCAGACTTACCGAAGTGTTCACAGATTTTATTGAGGGAGTTTGTGAAATTACAAAATATGATAACTTTTTTTCCTTGTTCGAGAATGTTTTCCGCGAGTTCGATAGTTTGATTTATTTTTTCGTCAGCGATGATTTGTCTGACCTTTGTTAGTTTTGTAAATTGGACTGTTAATGATTTTGATTCCTCAGTGTTTTTTTCATACCAATTATAATATTCACCCATCAACTCCTCGTATTCTTTTGATTTAAGTCTAAGATAGACCGGTGTTATAATCTTATCAGGTAAATCCAACACGTCCTGTTTGAGTCTTCTTAATAATAGTGAAGCGGTTCTGTCTCTTAGTTCTTCAAGATTGGAAGCGCCCATAACATTCCAAACCTTTCGTGGTCCGACTCTGAATTGATATCCTGAGCAGTATCTAATCACGTATGCCATCCAGTTTTTTGCGACAGGGGAATCAACCAAACTCAATAGATTGAAATAATCGATAGGTCTTGATGTCATTGGTGTACCTGTCAAGAGCCATAATCGGTCGACTTTTTTTACAAGGTCGTTTATTAGTTTTGTTCGTTGGGCTTGAGGATTTTTGATATAGTGTGCCTCATCAACGACCACCAAATCAAAATTGGCATCAGCAATTTGCGATTCAGCTTTTCTTTTAGTGTCATGGAAATTTTTAATTATATCGTAGTTTATTATTACAAAGTCGTGTTCTGTAGAAAAATTCTTTCCCTCCGCGATGAAGATACTTCTGTCAGTGTAATTCTCAATCTCTCTTTTCCAATTTATCTTCAAAGTTGCGGGACAAATGATAAGGACTTTTTTTGCCCCTGTTTCCAGTGCGGCAATTATTGTTGATGTAGTCTTGCCGAGACCCATATCATCTGCGAGTATAAATTTTTTGTTCTCTACTAATTTTTGGATTGATTCCTTCTGATGATTGAGTGGGGGTCTTACAGAATATTTTTCGTAGTCAATAACTACATCTTTGACAGTATTGTCTTTTATAACCGCAGCCTTTGGGAGCCAAAAATCGTGGAGTTCTTGGGAATCAAAAACTCTACCCCAAACATGAAAAGATTTTTCTCTTTCCGCCAATAGTTTTTCCACCCATACCTTTGTTGGTATTTCAGTGTATAGTTTATCGTCAGCTAATTTTTGTGCGAAATAGGCGTCAAGTATTACCCACTTTCTTGCTACCTTTGGAGATAATTCGTGGTTATCAATGATGTATTCAGATTGACTTCTTGTTGGATAAAATTTTTTATTTATTTGGGACTTTCTTTTTAGTTCCAAAATATAATTGTTCGCACCCTCATAGGTTTCAAGTATCGTGATAGCTTTGGATTCTAAACTCGCTTCAGGACTCATCATTTAACATTAATATCATTTCTACCATCGTTCCAATATTCTACACCACCATAGTAGACTAAAATTTCTTCACCCTCCTCAATATCTCTAGTTGCATAGAATTCGAATGTGTCTTGCTCGACATTGGACCTCCAGTTCGCGTTGGGGGTGTTGCTGTGATTATAAAAACTTGAAAAACCTAAACCAACGACTTGTAGTTCCCACTCTGATGTTCCCATTGGCCAATTGAATCTGTAGTTCATCAAAACTGGGCTAGTTGTTTTTTTTGGAATACCCAAATCCAAATATGGGCAAATTTCGAAGATTTCGTTCAAAAGAATTTTTTCCGATGCAAATATTCCTCTTCCGTGAATAGGACTTTTATCTAAATAAATTTTTGTTGGTGGATTTATACGCATACACTTTTGATGAAATATAATAATTGGAACAATATTTATCAATATGGGTGAGAATTTAGTTCCTATAACAAGATTGGGTAAATTTTTTGGGGGAGAAGATTATGCTTTGGATGTTGGTATGGGTGAGGAGTGGTTAATTGGTGATATGAACTTTACTGTTATTCTTTATAGGATTGATAGATACAAAACAAAAACTGATGATGTATATGGTGAGGTTTTGGAAGATGGAATACAGTTTTTGACACCTGTCGAACTAAAGGGTTATGTTCAGGTTTTGGCCCCGACTAATAAGTTCTTGGGAAACTCTAGAGTTGAACAACAAGAGCCTGGTAACATGAGATTCAGTATCTATCAAAAAACTTTGGAAGACTTAGGTGTTGAGATTTTCATGGGAGATTATCTCGGTTATTATGAGAGTGAAGATAGGGTTAGATATTATGTTGTTTCAGATGATGGATACGTTAGGTCAGATAACAAACACACTTACGGTGGATATAAACCTTTCTATAGGACAATCGTCGCTACTATGGTTAGTGAAAATGAATTTAGAGGAATATAAAATATGCCATTACCAAAACAAGTAAAACCAACTCTTCAATTAGTGCCCAATAAAACGTTGAGCGCTAGAAGAGAGCAGTTATTGGAATATATTAAAAAAGATGGGACTTATTTACCCAAATCTGTTTTGCATGCTGATTTAGATAAAGGTATGTTGGAGTTTTGTAAAAACGAACTCAAGGTTGTCACTGCAGGTAAGGTTGTTTCTTTTTTGGATATAATTGTCACAACACAAAACTGGACTCAGTATTTGGAAACATGGAAGTTTGTAGATTTGGATTACAATCCAAGTCCTCCTTTCATAACATTGGTAAGACAACCTGAGGTGAAGTTTGGCTCAAATCCCGCAACGAAATACAATATACCCAACCGTAAACAATTTTATTATGCCTCGGTTCCCACTTGGGATGGAAACATGCAGGGTATGGATATATACACCATACCACAACCTGTTCCTGTTGATATCAACTACAGTATGAAAATAATTTGTAATAGAATGCGTGAGTTGAATCAACTCAATAAAAATGTGATGCAGACTTTCGCTTCCCGTCAGGCTTACACTTTTATCAAAGGTCAGTATGTTCCTATCATTTTGAATACTGTTGGGGATGAATCCCAAATGAACCTGGATGCAAGAAAATATTATATCCAAAGTTATGATTTCACTATGTTGGGTTATTTGATAGATGAAGATGAATTTGAGGTCAAACCTGCGATTCAAAGGGTCACACAATTAGTTGAGGTTGATACATCAACCTTGAAAAAGAAAAGAAAGGTTTGGCCAGAAAACCCAAGTCAATTTCCAACAGACTTTTTATTTTTATCGGGAGTCACTTCACTTAGCGAAAAAATTGATTTCACAGCCAATATGTCAATCTTATCAACAGACAATATTGAATCATATGATGTTTACATCAATGGCAATTTTTATGGAACAGATGTCAATTTGATTCAAATTACTTTCAATGATATTTTGAATGTTCAAGTGGTCAAAGAAGACAACACCAAACCTTCCACAATCAAATTCGATAACAAGCTCGTTTAACCTTCCCCGTAGATATCCTTCTTTTCTTTACACTTCTCGATTATCAAGTTTTCCAAAAATTTGTAAATTTTTATACCGCGTCTATCGCAATACTTTTTTAGGATTTCGTGGACCGCAGGGTCAATTTTTATGTTTTTGATTTCCTTCTTAATTCTCATAGTAGAAAAAAGGCAGAATTTATTCCTACCGTTTATAAATAGATGAGTAAAAGTAAAGTTTTTTCATTCCTATTAGAATATTTATCAATAAAATAAATCTCACAGAATAATTTTTAATAATGGCAACAACAACTGTAAACCAAAAAGTTTATGTTTCACCTGGCGTCTACACTTCCGAGACCGACTTATCGTTTGTGGCACAAAGCGTTGGTGTGACAACATTAGGTTTGGTGGGAGAGACTATCAAGGGTCCTGCATTCGAACCTGTTTTCATAACAAATTATGATGAGTTTCAAGCCTTTTTTGGAGGTACTGAACCAACAAAATTTGTAAATACACAAATCCCCAAGTATGAAGCCGCATATATTGCGAAATCATATTTACAACAATCAAACCAACTCTTCGTAACGAGAGTATTGGGTTTGTCAGGTTATGATGCTGGTCCATCTTGGAGTATCTCCATTGTGGCTAATCCTGACCCAACAACAATCGGAATCGATGGTGGTGTTGCTCAAGTTAACTTTACAAGTGTTTTCTCAGGAAACACCGGTGGAACGGTTAACTGGACTAGTTTACCTGCAGCAGTTTCTGCGGTATTTAATAATGTTTATACACTGAATAACGGAAGTACGTCATCATACAACGCAAGTTGGACCGATGCTATTCAATCAATATTCTCAAATAATTCGTTGTCAGGTAACACAGTATTCTCTTGGGGTTCTGTTCCTGGTACAACTTTTACCGATTTGTCTAATGCTGGATATACAGGATTCACCGATGGGTTCGATGTCGATAGTGTAAACTTAGACAACAACGATTTGACAGCGGGTCAAAACGATGCTTGGTTTTATGCTAATTTCGATTTACAGACAGGAGATGATTATTCAGGAACTTCAGTATATTGGACAGTCAACCAACTAACAAATCCAAGTACTGGTGTTTTCTCTGGTTCTGTTTCAGGTAGTATCTTCACTTACTCAGGCACGGCTTTTAACTATTGGAACAACATGGTTGTTGCTACTTTAAGGTCAAGAGGTATTGCTCTATTCCAAAACAGCTCAACGAGTGCTAGTCATGGTCCTATTTATGAAGTGACAGGACTTACAGACGTTAATTTAGTATGTGGTGGTCAATATACTGGTGTCACTCAAAACCCATTCTCTTTGTTTGGAATTTCAGGGGTGACTAAAGATGGAGATACTTTCCAATTTGAAACTTCATTACAAGCGGCTTCCTCTGAATATATTACAAAAGTATTGGGTGTAGATAACTTTGGAAAACCAAGAAACGAGGTTCCTTTATTTGTAGAGGAAGTTTATTCTGGTTCATTAACTTATGGATACAACTCAAGTTATGTGAGAGGTATTAATTGTGATTTGATTGCTCTACCAGGAGCAAGACCAATAGCAGGCACACCGTCACAAACATCAATAGCTTGGAAACTACAAAAATATCAATCACCAAAAACACCTTACTTAGTTTCAGAATTAAGAGGTAATAAAGTTTATGACTTATTCAGATTTATATCAATTTCTGATGGTGATTTGGCAAACACTGAAGTAAAAATATCAATTGCTAATTTGTCATTCAATAATATGACATTTGATATCTTAGTCAGAAATTTCTTTGACACAGATTCTAACCCAATTGTCATCGAAAAGTTCACTAACTGTAATATGGACCCAGCTTCGAATAACTTCGTAGCAAAAAAAATTGGTTCATCTGATGGTGAATATGCTTTGATTTCAAGATATGTTATGGTTGAAATGGCTGAAAGTGCTCCGATAGATGCTATTCCTTGTGGTTTTAACGGATATACTCAGAGAGAGTACGGTTCATCTTCTAATTATGCACCATATATTGTTTATAAGACAAAGTATTATTATCCTCAAGAACCTATTTTCAACCCTCCTTTTGCGGGTACAATAGATTCTCCTGGTGATGTTATAAGAAGAAGTTATTTAGGTTTCTCATCATATTTCGGTATCGACGATTCTTTCCTTCAGTATTTGGGTCAACAAAATCCCCAAATTGATTGGGCAGATACAACTGAATCAATTCCTTGGAATGGTTTAACAAAAGGATTCCACATGGACTCTGGAGCTACCGTTGTGACAATTGGAAACGTTTATACAACAAGTGGTGAACCAGCTTATGAGTGTGGTGTTGCTTCTTTCACATCTGACCCTGAGACTCAAGAAAATCCTTACTATTTCATCTTCGCAAGAAAATACACAGTATGTTTCGCGGGTGGATTCGATGGATGGGATATATACAATGAACATAGAACAAATGAAGATAGATTCCAACTCGGAGCTGCAGGATATCTTGCAGGTGCACAACCTTCAATCAGATACCCGAACGCTACAGGTCAAGGTATATTCAAGAGAATAGTTGTAGAAAACAACACTCAAGATTTTGCTAACACCGACTACTACGCTTACTTGTTAGGTATTCTAACTTATAGAAACCCTGAATCAACAAACATCAACGTGTTTGCTACAGCGAGTATTGATTATGTTAATAATTCAAACTTGTGTGAAGAAGCAATCGACATGATTCAGTTCCAAAGAGCTGATAGTGTTTACATTGTGACTACACCTGACTATGACATGTATACTCCTGATGGAACTGATTCACTTCAAATTATCTATCCTCAAGAAGCAGTTGATAATCTTGACAACACAGGTATCGACTCAAACTATACGGCAACTTACTACCCTTGGATTTTAACAAGAGATACTGTAAACAATACTCAAATTTATCTACCAGC